AAAAGATGCAACAATCTACAACTAAGTATGGAACACGTTGAAAATCAACTAGATTGGCTTGAAGAAAAACCAAAGAAAAAGCAGGAAACGGCTCGGATTTCACATTTAAGGCGCATCCACACCATTGCCGACCTCTCCACCTGTGACTTTGCCAAGCCGCCTCCTTTTACCGTCATCCGAGTCAACCCCACGACCGTCATGGTTCTTAAAGACGGATTCGGCCTTTAAGGAGTAAGTGGAGGATAGGCCCTTTAATACGTATTTCGAGCTTGGACCATGACGCCAGATGTTTGCACGATTCTGGGGCGTGTCCGCAATCTGTCGGTAGGCAATCCAGCGGTCGGTGTACAGCCTGAACAGCCTGAAAGACCCCTCCAGAGTTTCGCGGTCGCGCATTTCCACGGCATGGCCCCACTTGATGCAGTCGAGGACGACGGCGGGTTTGATCTGCGCTGGGCCTATGGCCGTTCCGTTCCGCGCCTTCAGGTCGCCGCCACTCTCTAGCTGAACAATGGCAAGGAAGAGAGCCCATAGGGTTGTTTCAGTCATGCCGCTAGAATAGCCCCTTGCGGTCGATTTAAGGCAATAAAAAACCCCTAGGCCATGTGACCTAGGGGCTTCGCTTGACAAGGGCCTTTAAACGCTCAGGAGGTCAAAAGCGCGGGCCTTCAGGGCGTCACCCGACCCCATCAGGACGCTTTCAAACCGCACTTCAGACTCGTCGCGGCCCTCGGTGACGCGGGATGAGCGGCCATGATCGACGTACTCGGTCACCGCATTGAATGCGTCCCAACGGGTGCGCCCAAGATTGCCAGTACCAGCCGAGAAGAGCCGATTCAGCTCTTTAGCCTGATTCTGCGTGCGGGTGCTGATCTCGGCCCCCTCGCGAATCCCCAGCAGAAGGTTGAAAGCCCGTGCTGCTTCAGTCTCGGAGAAGACTGCTTCCGCCATCCGCTGAGCGGCGCGGCGCTGCTTAACCTCGGCTTCCTCGACGTAGCCCAGCACCTCCAGCGCAGCCTGTACGCCCTGCGCGACGTTGCGGGTATGGCGCACGCCGAACACCCGGTTGCCGCCCGATACGGCCAATTTCCATGTGTTCGCGCAGACGACGCGGATATTCGTCCGGTGAAGCTCGAAACAGCCCGAACCATCGTGACGGTTGAGCCAAAGGTCGAATGTGAGCACCGTATCGCCAGCCTTTGCGCTCCACGCCTCCCGCTTCACCAACACCCACTCCCGCTGCCCGTTCCGCAGGGTGCCCGCCGCATCCACCACAGCTTGCCCCTTGTACACCTCGTCAAGTATGCGATACATCGTTTCCGACTTCAGCACCCCGTAGCCCTCGCCCACAACCGATAGGGGCACTTGCACGCCTTTGCTGGTGAGGCCCACAAGCCCCTTCTGATTCGGGAGGGTGAGGCCGTTAAGCATCACCGGCACCTCCAGAATGTCCCGGTGCCCCACCCCCTCCGCGAACACGCGCAGAGGGGAAAGAAGGCCCGCGAACACCGTACCCAGTCCATGCCAAGCGGGTTTATTGCTGCCGAACACCACCGTGTCATTGATTTCGATTTCGTGACTCATTTTTGTGTCTCCTGTCTTTTTTTGTTTCTCCGTTATCGGATTGCCTATGACCTTAGCAGCGGAAAATTAAAAGTCAACCACCTTTTTTAAAAGATTTCTGGGATTTTTCGGATTGGTCCTTTAAGCGGGATTTGCCGCTTAAGCGGGATTGACCCTTTAAGGGGATTCGTCCTTTAAGGCGTTTTTCTGCATAAAGGGAAAGCGTATGAGATATGTAATACATATGCCATATATATTGTATATGCTATATATTATATATCGATATAGCAATATTGCTATAGCTATGGAATGTGTTTGCATAGCTATAGAAATATTTGCATAGCTATAGAAAAGGTAAATGCAAACCCACTTGCCAGCCCCAGAAAACGCAAGCAAAGTGCAAAGCCACGCAAACGCCATTTCCCTTGCATTACGGGCGAAATGACCGCTTACCTAGGCTATGACATAGGCCATAAAAAACAGTGGCCGCAAATCGACCGCAATGGCCTATTTTTCGGCATAGGAAAAGGCAATTGCGTAGGGTTTCGCGACGGAATATGCGCAAAAAAATCCCGTCACCTCACGGCAACGGGATTGAGTTAGTAAAAAGAAAGAAAACCCCTAGGAAAAAACGGCGGAAAATCCGGCGAAAACTAGTCCCGCGAGCGCGACGAAAAGAAAAACCGCGGTTGCAATCAAATCACCTTTTTTCATGCGTGAATGACAAAGCCGGTTGCGTCTTTCTTCGCTTTTCCCTTCGCTTGCAATCCAACTACTACCCCGGAAGGATCGCGAAACCGGAGGTCGCTTTCGTCTCCATCGACTACCCGAAAGCCGGCGTGAATGAAGGGAAGCGCACCGGAAAAGACAAAGGCAGCATTTCCCCCGGCTCTTAAAATTTCAATTGCGCTATCTTGGTTCGTTTCGCTACGCGAGAACGTGAGGTGATAATTTGAAGGCAACGCGCCTTTCGCGAATTGAAGAGCGCGCAACGGTGACTTTGTGTAGTCATAGAATTGAAGCGAAGGGAACGATTGGGGAATCCCTAGCCTTTCCCACGCAATGTCACTTGTACCGTTCAAACGTACGCAAGCTTGCGTCCCCTCTTTCTCGCAACCTTCTTGGAATCTTTGAATGTCCTGCAAGAGCTGCTCTTTGAACGTGTCGAAAGCTTCAAAAAAAAGCCGCGTTTTCCGAATCCTAGCTTTTTGCACGTTTGAAAATGCGCCCCGGCCAGCGGAGTAAAGGCAACCAAGTTTGCACCCCTCTGAAGCAAAGGGACAGACATTTCCCAATCCTGCAACGGTGACCGGAGCAAGGTAAAGTATAGCCGTTTGCCATCCGAAAGCGTCACCCTTTACGGTTTTCGCGTCGGTTCCTACCGATAAAAGGTTAAGCTTCAAAGCGCACCCCCTTTCACCGTGTAACTAGTCACCTCGCGAAGCGACTTGTAACGCAACGTGACTTTGTCACCGGCTTCAAAGTCACTCTTTGAAACGTAGCCGGAACCGTGAAAGAGCGAAGCAAGGGAAAAGTCTTTCCCGGAGTTAAAAGCGGAAATAACTTCCGCCGCCGACTTATAGTCCCGACCATAGGCGGGAACTAGCGTTGCACCATTTAGCGTTTGCACTGTTTTGCCTTTGTTTTGTGTTTTGTTTTCGGAACCCATAAGGGTTCCCCTATTCCCTCGCACAAGGCAAGGGAAACGGGGAAGCCTCAATATCCGTTTGCAACCGCCCACTTGTAAATGCGACCGCGAGTTCGCGCCGGTACGGAATGCGACTCGGAATAGTCTGAAGATTCAAGCGTTCCGAATTGGTACATAACCTCTACGGAAGAACAAAATCTTCCTTTGGTGACGTACGCCACAACGTGATTCTTTTCCGTTTCCTCAACTTCTACGCTGTAACCATCGATGCTGGTTGTTTTCACTTTGTTTTCCTTGTTTTGGTTTTGGTTTCACTAGGTTTTTCCTAGCTTGCCGAAACAATAGCCAATCGCCTTTCTCTTGAAAGCTTTCTTTCTACCTAGTAGAATTTCTAATTTCCAGAATCAGGGAAAATGACACCCAACCCTATACCTGCACCCCAACCGACACCCAAAACCCCGCAAACGCCAAGCAAACGCCCTTTCCGCCCAAATTAGCCCACCTAATCAAAGGGAAAAGAAGACATAAGAAAGGGCAATGCAAAGCAAGGGAAAAGCGATGCTAATGCTGGGGAATGCTTTGGAATGCATTAACCCCTTTAATAAGAAACGCTCTCACGCGGGTTAATTAGCTTATCTAATCGCGTCAATTAATTAGATTCCTAATTAGATTTACTAACTAAGCCTGGCCTATTAGGATTTCTAATAGCTAATAAGGGCTATTAGGTTTGCTAATGGTGGAGGGGGGGGGTTATAGCGGGTGGGGGTCTGTTAAATTGGGATTGGTTAAACACCCCTTTTAAAAAAAATCCAAAAGGGGACCCCTTTAAGCAAAGGGGCCAGCTTGTTTGCTGGCCCTGCTATGTACGAAGCACTACGTCTATGGGTAGCGTCGTTAGGTCTATGGGTAACGTCTACGTCATGGCCCAGCACTTTGGCTGTGCATGGGGCCTATGACCATACCTAAATAGGGGTGTTTGGAAATGTCTGTCAAGACAAATTGCTTGATTTGTTGAAGATTTATGTAGATGAAGTGGGTATGGGAAGAAAGAAGATTAGTGATTTGTCTAAGTCTGTGGCCGACAATGGCAACGGAAAGGGCAACTATTTGGAGAGGCGGGACCCTGCTTTGGCTGTTCAGGCTTTGGATATGTTGGCTAATGGGGATAGCTTCCATACGGTGAGCAAGGCTACGGGGTTGACATGGGAGACGGTGAGTAGGTTGAAGGCTAGGCATAAGATGGTGTTGGATGAGCGTAGGGCTATGTTGGCGGAGGATGCTTTGGAGATTGCGGAGGGGCTTAGGCTTCTTCAGAAGGAGAAGATGCGGATGCTGGCGGAGGACCCTGAGCAGTTGGCGCGGACCAACATTCGGGATTTGACGCTTCCTTGGGGCATCAGCCTAGACAAATACATGACCGTCCTTGGAGAGAACAAGGTGACCGTTGAACATAAGAGCGCAGCACCAAGCCTTGAGGATGCGATGAAGGCTATTGAGGAGGCTAGGGCTAAGCTGAAGGCTAGTTCAATGGAAGTTATTGCAAAGGACGTAACTAATGGCTGAAGTAACCGTACATAACTTGGGTGACGAAGGACACGCGGATAGGGTTATTAGCGTTCTAGCAACCATGAAGGAATTGCCCGATTGGCAGCTTGAGAACTTCTTGGTGTCCTTGGTTAAACGCTCTCAGGAGCAAATGTGTTTTAAGGACTATCCGTTTCCCAATTATGTGGCGCGGGAGTTCATTTGCGACCACTTTGAAGGTGGAAAGCCGTGAGCCTAGTCTGGGAAAATCATGAGGTGTTAAAGCCGCCTACGGACGCGGAGTTGGCCTCCATGTCCCCAGAGGAGGTACTGAAGCTCCATGAGCTATTCCATTCGGCAATTGCGAATAGCAGACGAGACCCCTATCGGTATGGGTGGAAACTCCCCCATTGGAGGGATGCGGAGGAGTTGTTGGAAACCCACTCGGAACTTTTGGTTAGTGGTGGCAACAGGTCCGGGAAGACAAGCTGGGCGGCTCATGCCGTGGTAAAGGCAGCGGTGGAGAACCCACAGTCCACCATCATGTGCTTTGCTCAGAACGCCGATGTTTCCATCCGCCAGCAGCAGAGTGCCGTATACGATGCGTTGCCAGAGGAGTACAAGGTGAAGGTGTTGGGAACTGAAGAGAACGTGTCTTATACGCGAAAGAACGGCTTCAGTAAGTCTAGTCTCATCCTGCCTAACAGCAAAAGCTCCATCATCTTTAAGACTTATGCACAATTCCTTAACAACGACACCATCCTTGAAGGTGCTGAGTTGGGTTGCCGCGACCCTAAGTGGATTAACATTGGTGCTTGGTGCGACGAGTATCTGGTGGGACCAGAACTACTGGCTACTCTTCGCTTCCGTCTTGCCACTCGCAACAGCAAACTGGTTGTTACATTCACACCTGTTGACGGATATACGGAAGTCGTCCGAGACTACGTTCAAGGGTCCGAAACCCTCAAGTCCAAGCAAGCCGAGTTGTTGGGAGGCAGGAATGTCCCTTACCTACAGCGGTCTAAGAACCGCGACGCAGGAATCATCTACTTCCACAGTAGGGACAACCCTTTCGGTGGTTACGAGCGTATCTCCAAAGACCTAGCTGGCAGACCTGAGCCAGAGATTCTCACCCGTGCCTACGGCATAGCTACGAAGTCGATTAGTACCAAGTTCCCCAACTTCTCTAGGGAAACGAATGTCATCCCGCATGAGAAGATTGATCTGAAGGGCAAAACCAAGTACTTCATCCTAGACCCCGCTGGAAGGAAGAACTGGTTCATGGCGTGGATTGCCGTGGATGCTTCCGACACTTGGTTTGTCTATCGTGAATGGCCTGATGTGAATGTGGGAGATTGGGCCAAATGGGCTGGA